TACCACGACCGCCTTTTGCGGATGCAGTTCCTTTTTTACCGGGTGCTTTTGGTTTGGCAACATGTGTTGATTCTACTACGTCTTCTTTCGGTTTTGTAGCCTTTACAGTTCTTGTAGCCTTTACAGCTCTTGCAGCCTTTGCTGGCGCCGATTTTGCCTTTGGTTTTTTTACAAGCGACGACTCCGTAAGAAGACTAAATAATGTACTATACATTTCAAGAATAGCATCCTGAGATAAAAAATTAGCATACAGCCTCGAAAACAAAGCATATTTTTGAGCTAGGACCACGTTTCGAACAAACGATGCGGAAATGGACTGAACTGGGATTTTGTCAATAGACTCCAACTCTTCCATGGTCATATTTGCATACTCTTCCATATTGTCACGTGGAACAGAGATTTGTTCAAACAAAATGGGTGGCTCGTGTTTTGCCAAATAGGGTTCCATCATCTTTGTAAAATCTCGATCTGCACCGACCATAATGCGCGCCACTATATTTTCAGTTAATCCTCTAGTTCCAATATTTTCATTTACCACGTCATCAACGGCAGCTAATACGGGTGAGCGCCCTGGAGTCATACACCGAACAACAATAAGAAGATTTGCGATTTTTTCTTGCATTACTGCATTTCCTACTACCGATGCAATCATTTGTTCGCGGAGTCGTTCTATCATACGTTCTTCCACTAGATATCCATATTTCGTATTACAATCGAGAGGATTTTTTGAATCACCAACGCTATGTGAAAGAATAATATCGATACGTGGAACATTGTTTGAAATTGCTTGAATAATCATAGTTCGGATTAATTCCAGGTGCCCGGGTGTGGGCGGATTCATACGTCCAATTGTAAACAATATTTCATTTATTTCTACAAATGCAGCCATTTTCTCTATATTTACCCTATATTTTATTTGTAAAAATGGCAAAATGGCAAATACATAGACATCCACAAAACGACATAAATATATCCGGAGTATATTATTTAGCACTTTGTCATGACATCAACAGAGACCACAAGATTTGTCGAGCCTCTATTGCGTCCTGATGATAACCGCTACGTAATGTTCCCCATTGTTCACAAAGACATTTGGGACATGTATAAAAAAGCCGTCTCGAGTTTTTGGGTAGCAGAAGAGGTCTCGCTAGCTCAGGACTTGGGCGACTGGGCCAAATGTACCGCCGATGAACAAAACTTTATCAAAATGGTCCTCGCCTTTTTCGCCGCATCGGACGGAATTGTGACGGAGAACCTAGCGACGCGATTCATGGGCGACATTCAGGCGAGTGAAGCCCGCGCCTTTTACGGTTTCCAAATTGCCATGGAAAATATCCACGGAGAAATGTACAGTCTATTGATCGACACGTATATCAAGGACCAAACCGAAAAAACGCAATTGCTAGAGGCCGTGCAGAATTTCCCCTGTATTGCTAAAAAGGCCGATTGGGCCAAGAAATGGATCACGGACAATCGCTCCTCATTTGCAGCGCGATTGGTTGCATTTGCAGCGGTCGAGGGCATCTTTTTCAGCAGCGCATTTGCATCAATTTATTGGATCAAGAAACGCGGCCTCATGCCCGGGCTCACATTTTCGAACGAATTGATTTCGCGCGACGAGGCGCTTCATACCGAATTTGCCATTTTGCTTTATAACAAGTTGGAGCGCCGCTTGAGCAAGGCGCGTATTTACGAGATTATCAAAGACGCAGTCGAAATCGAAAAGGAATTTATCGTGAACGCCATCCCGTGCCGCATGATCGGTATGAATGCGAAACTGATGACACAATATATCGAGTTTGTCGCGGATCGTTTGTGCGTCCAGTTGGGCTATGACAAAATCTACAATTCGGCGAATCCGTTTGATTTTATGGAATTGATTAGCATGGAGAGCAAGGTCAACTTTTTCGAACGCACCAATGCGGAGTATGCTTTGGCGAACAAGACGGTGGATGACGACGTCTTTTCCTTTTCCAGCGCATTTTAGTAATCGATCATTCGATCTTTTATATTTATGTCAAAAATAACATAAATATAATTTTTATTTTCATTAGAATAATAACCATAATGAAAATCTTTGTTATTGTCACCGCATCGATGTTTAGCGACTGCGATGTTCGAAAACAGGAATATACACATGCCATTTTGAGATTGCGCGAAGAATTACAGAAATTCCCCGTATTAGACTATGAAATGATTATCGTAGAAAATAACGGATATCGACCCACTTTTTTTGATGATTTCGGGTGTAAAGTATTATATACAAACAACAATAGTTTACCGACTGGTAATAAAGGAATAAAGGAACTACAAGATGTAAAGGATTGTATACAAATTTTGGGTATTCAACCCGATGATTTCGTGGTAAAAATTACGGGAAGATATGTGGTAGATTACGATAGCGAATTTATCAGAACTCTTGATCGTATTCGCGAAACAGAAATAGAGTGTATTATACGGTACGGATCTTTTATGAAACCTGCAGATTATCAAATGGAGGATTGTATCACGGGGTTGATTGGTATGAAATCAAAATATATTTTTAAAATCAAGTTGCCGGATGGTAATAATCCGATTGAATGGGACTGGGCAAGAGCAACTTATTTGATCGATCCAAAAAAGATTCATCAAGTAACAAAATTGGGGTTGTCTATGCGGCCATCTCTAGACAAGGAAACCTATTTTTTATAAATGGATCGCCTACAATCGGCAAAAGGGGCACGGCTTTTTATGGAGCATGGTATAGCAATCCGTGCAAACGCAATGGGCACAGGCCAAATCGATATTGAGCCGCGTTTCGTAACAGATGCCGCATTCAATCACATGATTCAAGCGTTCAAAGAGCGCGATTTTATTATTGTATATGATGATGGGTTTGTAGGTTGTATGAATCGACGCGAGATGAGTCGTCATCTTTTCTTTGAACACGTGATCCACAAGGGGATCGAGTATAATAGATTGCATGAGTTTGACCACGACAAATGGATTGAACTGTTGAATCGCCCTGGTCATTGAAAATTTGGGCTGGCGCATTGCCATGGTATAATAGCGTCGGAATTCTTCATGATTACCTAGATTGTAATAATGAAGAGCGAGTTCGCGCATAGAGTCGGAATCGCCGCGATCAGCGGCCATCTGATAATAGTGGAGCATATTCTGTATATCGCCGATTTGTTGGTAATAGTCGGCCAAATTGTACATGGACACGACACACTGACCTACCTCAATGGCCCGCTTATACCACATGAGAATGGTTTCGGAATCGCCGTCGTTCTTTTCATGAAGAATGGCCAAATTCATCATGGCATAATCGTTGTTTAAATTGGCGGCTTGCATATATTCGCGCTCGGCCTCTTCGAAATCGCCGTCTTCTTCGTCGAGAGCCCATGCATGTTTATTCATCATAATGGAAAGTTCGTAGAGACCGATATGATCGCCAACGGGGACTTCCTCATCCGGCTCGTTCAGATTCAGGTTCATGTTTACGTTCATTTTGGATGTATATTGTGGTGGAGGAGGAAGGGGGTCGGTAATATTTGACAGTGCTTGTTGCATTTATCAGACGGAAGAAAATCAATTCAATTTTTTGATGTAGATTTAGAATAAATCGCACATAAATTATTATGATAGTATATAGTATTGTAGTTTAGCTTAATATAAGAATGAGCGAAACATCAAAGACACTAGATGGGAAGGTAATAGGTGTGTATTATGGAAGTGATTTGTTTAAAGTACTTAAGTGTCAACCAAGTGATAGAAATTTTGTAAATAATTGCACTCTCGGAAATATTGACCATGTAAGACAAGCTATCGTTAATAAAACCGTTACTAATATTAATTGTCCCCACGTAACCGGAAGCACGGGTCTTCATGAAGCTTGTGAAAATGGTCATATAGAAATAGTAGAGTTTTTGTTAGCGCAACCGTGTATTAACGTAAATAGCATGGACAATTATAAAATGTATCCTCTTCATAAAGCTTGTGAAAATAACCATCCTGAAATAGCAAGGCTCTTGTTGTCAAAGGGCGCCGAGTGGAGGAAGGTTACCGATGTAAAAACACCTTATGAGTTAATACCTAATATTAGAACATTAAAACGCCCTACTCTTGCATCACCACTTACATGGACTTTGCATAAACCGAAAGAATTTGATGAAATATTTGATATAGACGGTAATTCTCTTGTGAAAGTTGATGATGGTTTGAATTTTAATGATACTTCTTGTCTGACTTTTAATAATTCACAAGAAGGCATCGCTGATCCGGTTGTTTTATCGCTACCGCCGAGCGGTGGCGAAAGAATGCGTTCCAAAAGAAAAACGCACAAAAAGAGGAAACTGAGAAAAACCCAAAAAAATAAGATCCAACGTCGTCGAATCAAATCAAAAACACGAAGAAGGCAATGATAATTAATTATATATTTGATCAATTTTTCATGTAAATAAAATCTATGATAATAGTATAAATAATGGATATATTTCGAGCGTCTGAAAGTGGTGATTTAGAAGAAGTAGAAAGACTTTTCGAAGCAGGTAAAGTAAATGACCAGGATGCCACAAAAAAAACAGCTCTTTTCTATGCGTGTGAAAATGGCCGTATGAACGTAGTGGAGTTTTTGTTAGGAAAGGGCGCTGATACAAATATAATGACCCTTGATTGGAGTCCTCTTCATGTGGCTTGTTATAACGGTTATTTCGACATAGCAAAACGCTTGATAGAAAAAGGAGCTAATGTGAATATCAAGGATATTCATCATGGTTATACCCCTCTTCACTGGGCTTGTTGCAGCGGTCATTTAAACATTGTAACACTCTTGTTGGGAGAAAATGCTACAATGAATGACAAGGGCATAAATGGAACGACTCCTCTTCACATGGCTTGTGCGACTGGCAAATTAAAAGTAGTAGAGTTCTTGTTAGATAAAGGTGATAAGTTGGATAGCAAAGGCGAAAACGATAAGAGTCCTCTTCATGTGGCGTGTGAATATGGCCGTATGAACGTAGTGGAGTTTTTGTTAAGCAAGGGCGCTGATGTGAATAGCATGGATGGTCTTTCAATGACTCCTCTAAAGTATGCTGAAGTAAAAAGAAACACCGCATTACAGCAATTCTTAAAAAAATACATCGAAGAACACTCCTCTCCGACTCCCCTTTCCGCTGACCACGAAATTGGTGGCAGAATGCGTTCTCAACGAAAAACACACAAAAAGATGAAACCAAGAAAAACCCATAAAAAGAAGATTCATGGCCGAATCAAAACGAAAACTCAAAGAAGACGACGATAATCGTTTGGTGTATATCTATGACAACTCGTACATAATTTATAATGGTATAATATAAATTATGGACATATTTGAAGCTTGTAAAAGTGGCAATTTAGAAGAAGTAAAAAGACTTATCGAATCAGGTGTTGACGTGAATAGCAAGGCCAATGATGGATGGACTCCTCTTGACGGGGCTTGTATGCAAGGACATTTAGACGTAGCAGAGCTTTTGGTGTCCGAAGGCGCTGACGTGAATAGTACCAATAGCAGAGATACATATCATCATGGTAAGAGTATTCTTCACCACGCTTGTGAATATGGTCGAGTGAATGGAGCAAAATTCTTGGTAACTAATGGCGCTGATCTAACTATAAAGGACAAAGATGGATCGACTCCTCTTTACTATGCTTGTCGAGTTCCCGATGTGGACTTAGTAGATCTCATGTTGTCCAATGGCGCTGTCGTGGATAGCAAGAACGATAGTGGATCGACTCCTTTTGCCAATGCTTGTTACAATGGCAACGTTAAGGTAGCAGAGCTCTTGTTGTCCAAGGGCGCTGACGTGAATAGCAAAAGCAATAATGGATTGACTCCTCTTCACACGGCTTGTGTTTATGGTCATGTCCCCGTCATAGAACTCATTTTAAATAGAGGCGTTGACGTGAATAGCAAGGACAATGATGGATGGACTCCTCTTCACTATGCTTGTGGATATGGCAATGTGCACGTAGCAGAGCTTTTGTTGTCCAAGGGCGCTGACGTGAATAGCAAGAACAATAATGGATCGACTCCTCTTCACGTTGTTTTTGATAAACTGGTTATCCTAAATGACCATGTGCCCGTAGCAGAGCTCTTATTGTCCAAGGGCGCTGACGTGAATAGCAAGAACAAGTATGGAAGGACTCCTCTTCACTATGCTTGTGAAAAAAACGAAATACCAGCTGTCATGTGGTTGTTGTCCAAGGGCGCTGACGTGAATAGCAAGACCAATGATGGATCGAGTCCTGTTCAGTTGGTTTGTAAACGTACAGATCGTTACATTAACAAAGTTGACTATGTCAACCTCTTGTTGTCCAAGGGTGCTATATGTTTAAATTATACTGAAAGCGAATTTGATTTTAGAATAATTCAATTGTTGAAAAAATATGAACCTGCTATGCAATTTTTAGAAAATGGAAAAATCAGTAAACCAACTGAACAAATCTTGAAAGATGCTCGTGAAAGAATAAGCGAGACTTTTAATAGGGACAAAGTGGTTAAATGTTCTATATGTCATATTAGATTAGATTGCGATTATCATACACAAATACAAAAGAAGGATAATTTACTGGCAATGTTACCATGTAACCATTTTTTTCATATAGAATGTTGCAATAATTATATGAAAAGTAATATAACAATGAGTAAAAAGAATTATTGTCCACTTCATAATAGCGGAGATGATAGTGAGTTTAATAGTGAAAACGTATTCATTTTTCCGTTTGGATTGTATCATCGACGGCAAACAAGTGTTTTTCCGGCTATAGGTACCCTTAATGAAGAACGGGATAAACGGTTAGCCGATTACAAAAAAGGAGGAAAAATGCGTTCCAAAAGAAAAACGCACAAAAAGATGAAACCGAGAAAAACCCAAAAAAAGAAGATTCATAGCCGAATCAAAACGAAATCTCTCAGACGACGGCGATAAACAATTATATTTAGGTAAAAATTGTTCAATATAATATATATATATAATAAACAAGAGGAAGGTATGTCAGAGGAAGATATTAATTTATTTCAAGCTTGCAAATCGGGTGAATTAGAAAAAGTAAAAACACTATTTGAAATATCAAGCCATAATATGCATTTAACGGATGAGTATGGAAGGACATTTCTACATTGGGCTTGTCGAAATGGCCATGTGCACGTAGCAGAGTTCTTGTTGTCAAATGGCGCTTACCCGTATAGTAAGGACAATGATGGATCGATTCCTCTTCACTTGGCTTGTCGATTAGGGCATGTGAACGTAGTAAATCTCCTGTTGTCCAAGGTTAAACCAAATCGTATAAAAGACTATATAAACTATCGTGACTATGGTGGATCGACTCCTTTTCACTGGGCTTGTTATAATGGCAATATACATACTTTAGAATTATTGTTGCACAAAGGCGCTGACGTGAATCGCAAGGACGATCTTGGATCGTCTCCTCGTGATTACACAGTTAATTTGACGCCTGATAAAAAGAATGCTGTAGTAGAGCTGATTGAAAGATATAGTAGCATGCCCCCCCCCCCAGGCTCCTCACATGAAGGCGGCAAAAAGAGTTCCAAACGAAAAACACACAAAAAGAAGGCACATCGTCGAACGAAATCAAAATCTCTCAGAAGACAGCGATAAACATCCCACAAAAAACTATAAAATAAATATAATATTGTATAGTTTCGCCCAATCCCTTACTTCTTTACTTGTGCAGACATAGACACAGGCACAGGCACTTGTCCTAGCGTAGCAGCTTGCGCTTGTGCAGCAGCATGTGCTTTCGCTTGCGCAGCCGCCCGTTTCTCCGCCTCGTACTCGGCCAATTCGCTCTCCGGGATTTGTTTCGTCAAATCGTGCAAATCGGATTTATATGTCGACAAAGTTCGCGCACTCGCATCCTTCGCTGCGATATATTTAGGCATCCAATAATAAGGCACCAAATGCGACATGCCAGGATATGCCTCGTCGAAAATCGACTTGTACCACTTTTGTTCCGCCGTCGACGTCTCATCCGTCTTGAATCCCGTATTCTTCTCCGCGTATTCGCCCAAAATTTGATAGAGCGACCGCGCCTGGCCCGTCACCCCGTCACTAAACGCCTCCTTGCGTCGCCAAATAATATCGGCTGGCAACAGCGCCTTCCCGTCTTCATTCACCGACGACTCCTCTGCAAACGCCAAGCGCCATAGATACTTCTCAGGGAATTCGTTTTTGGCATGGAATCGGAGTTCCGGCGAAATCGACATGTAGTGCTGCACCATGGCGCGGTCCAAATAGGGCGTGCGCGGCTCTAATCCGTGGCTCGAAATGGATTTATCCGAACGCAGGACATCATACATATGTATATCGCGCATCAGACGCCTGCATTCCTTGTCAAACTCGATCGCATCGGGCGCCTCATTCATATAGAGATATCCTCCCGCCAATTCATCCGCACCGTCGCCATTGAAAATCACCTTGGCCTGACTCGTTTCGCTAATATATTTGCCGAGAAGCCAGTTGCCGATTGATGCCCGCACTGTCGTCGTATCATAACTCTCAATGGCCTTGATGACAAGGGGGACACAATAGATATATTCCTCCTCCGTCACGAGGATTTCTGTATGGTTGCTATCAATGTGTTTGGCCACCATGCGCGCATATTTCAAGTCTTCCGATCCCTCCATACCGATCGAATAGGTCTCGAGCGAATGCTGTCCCGCGCGGTTGTGATACTCGGCCACAAGCGCTGCCACAATACTGCTGTCGAGACCGCCGGACAAGAGACAGGCGATCGGCCGGCTCGTCACCTGGCATCGCTTGAAAATCGCGGCAATAAACTGCTGCTTAATGTGATTGATAATCAACGGGAGATCGACCGTGTCAATGGTTCGCGAAAACGCGGGCTCGATATGATATTTATGCTGCCCCGTAATGGCCCACGTGGGCGAGACCTTGAACTCTTGCGTGAGCTCCATATACGATCCTGGTGGGAAATGGTTGACGGTTTGACAGAGTTCGGGATAGTGCGTGACAAAGGGGACCAAGACTTTGGCTTCCGATGCGAAACCATAGATGCGGGGTTTTACATGTTGCATTGGATTGACCATGTGCGTGTTTGTGAGAGCACCTGTACTAGCGTTAGCGCTTGTAGTGGTACTTGTACTGGTGCTACTGCTAGTGCTAGTACTAGCGCTGTTCACAGGATTCTTGGGCTTGCGTCCACGCTTAGCCGGACCAGGGGGAGGCGTTGGTATCGAAGCAACAGTCGCTTGCTCATCCGCCACCGGTGTCAAGAAATACAAGGGTCGCACGCCAAATGGGTCACGTGCAATATACATCTTGGCATCCTTTGACATGTTGTTGTCAATGAGAGCAAAGGCAAAGACGCCGTCCAATAGACGCAAGGTTTGTTCAATACCGTACCGCTTGTACATGTAAATAATGACTTCGCAATCCGATCCCGTCATCACATCGCCCGGCACCATCTCCATCATTTTATACAGCTCGCGATAATTGTATATTTCGCCGTTGCAAATCAAGGTAATATCACCGACAGTAATGGGTTGATTCGAAATGGCATTGAGACCATTGATTGCCAATCGATGAAATCCAAACACAGCCTTGATTCCGACGGCACATAGGGCCGAGTGTTCCGGCCCCCGCTTCTTCCCCTTTTCGAATTGTTCCGCAATGAATTCTTTGGGGATATGCGAATCGTTATTTAGGAGCGCAAGAATACCGCACATAACAAGTTTATCGAAATGACCGCCTATCTATATAATGTATTACTATCGACCAATCTTTATGTTGTTTTGTACCATTTCGCATTTTTATTTCATACTATACTATAACATAACGCAATAGTATGAAAGCAAACTATGCACCTTTCCAATCCGAATCGGTTCATGAATTAGATCAACAATTTATATGGAGCAATACCATGAAAAATCGCAAGGCTGATGCGACCCAACCAAAATCGGGCAGTCGACTCGTCATTCGCCAAGATCCGGTGACTCAATTTTATTTTGGCTCGGTAGCTGCAGTGGGATTGTTTATATTATATCGAGTTTTGTATTAAAATTTAGTCAGATTTTCAACCATAAAATAAATATCTTCTCTCGGTGGTTCTAGAGATTTTTCTTTTAGAAATCTTTCTACCATTTTAAATTTATTAAAAACAATCACGTAAAAATCGTCTATTGTATCGTGTTCGCCATTTTCGTTCAAGTCTGCGTCTGTATATACTTGTTTTAAATCTTTAATCGTTTGTTTCTTTTTATCACCTTTAATCAATGAATCTATAATCGCGTTTGCTATTGCTTGTCTATCCGATAGAGTACTATATACTACTTGTTGTGTTGTTGCATTATTATTTGACAAGACAGAATGTTGAGCTATTCTGTTCGATTTTGCCAAATCGACCATTTGTTCCATTTTTTCATAATTCATAAAAGAGGATTCATCATGACGAGTTTTACGTTTCTTCGACCGAGATCCTCCTGAATTTTTAGAATTCTTGAAATCCGTGTACATTTTTCTAAAGATATTTTCTTCGGGAGGAGAGTCGGTTGCTGCATTATAATGACTATATCCTCTTTTTTGCGAGTGAGGATTTTCTTCATTCTCCTTTAATATTTGTTTTGCTTTATATTTTTTAACAAACCTGGTTATTGTTTTGGCTGCCTTATTTTTTTC